AAGTTTGCGCAAAAGGAACGATTCATTGAATCTGACTGCTGATCAAACTACGCAAATTCGAGCGCAAATCAAGTTCATCAATTTGCTACTGTCACTTGATAAACAAAATTATCAGGCCACAGTAGATGAAGGGCATGGCTAAAGCTTTCTTTAGTTGTGTATATCGACCCACTTAGGTGGGTTTTTTTATTGGAGTGAACAATGAGTACAGAACCAGAAGATGCCGTTATTGACGCAACAGAAGCAGAAGCAGCCTTTGCCGATGATGAAGTAGAGGTATCAGAGGTATCAGAGGAAGCTGCTGAATCTGTCCAGCCAGAAGCGACACCTGACGTTGCCACGACAGAAGAAACGTTGCCGCAGCGTACAGATGACCAAATAGCAGTGGATGAAAGAATAGCAAAACTTGAAAGTTTATTAGTACAGCAATCGCAAGCTGTTGATCGTGTGCATGGCAACTATGGCGAGGTAAACAGAGAGCTTCAGGCAATGAGGAAAGCCGCAGCCACCCCACAAGGGGCCGCAAGGTTTGAACCAAATGATGATGCTTTTGCTGGCCTGGATGAATTCGATATGCCTGAGTTAAAAAGTGGCATAGCGAAAGGGGTAGCTGCTGAGATAGAGCGTGCCTTATCCAAAGCTGGTGGTGTTAGCCCTGACGCGATACAGAACATCATTGCTGAAGCTAATTACAACGAAGCCCTTAGAAAACGAGAAGAAGGGATGCGTGAACTGGACTTGGTACATCCTGATAGATATGAACTCCAAAGGACAGAAGAATATGCACTTTGGTATTCAAAGATGAATCCTGCCAAGCAGCAAAGGTTCATGAACTCACTCGACCCAGATTATGTTTCTGACAGGCTGGATGATTTCAAGAAATGGCGATCTTCTGAGGAAGCACAGCAAGAAGCAAAACAAAACAGGTTGCGTAGCGCAGTACAGCCCAAGGGCGAACGTACTACAAAACCAATAGCAATATCAGACAAGGAAGCCATGCAAAAGGCTTTCGATGACGACGATTAATAGATAGAAAGGAACCATCATGGCAATAGCAAATTATGCAAATCCCAGTACGCGAACAGGCCGTGCCAAACGAAATATCGTTAAGCACGCCATCCATCGCGCCGTACTGGAAAAAAGTGGTGAAGTCTGGAAACAACCAGTCAACGCTGGTGAAACAGTGGATTTCAGACAAGTTGTACCTTTTGGTGCGACTGTTGCGACTCCAAACGTTTTCACCACCACAGCCGCTGCCCACCTGATTCAGGAAGGTAACACACCACCACCAGACAGCCTGGTTACACTGGACTTCTCAGTGACAGTGCAAAAGTATGGTGCGCTGTATGGCTATACTGAGCGTCAAAAGACATTGGGGGAAAATGATATTCCTCAGTGGATGGAAGAACAGTTAGGTGAGCGTTTGGGCCTGGTACGTGAACTGATCTACATTGGCGCACTGCAAGGTTGCACCAACAGGTTCTACAGTGGTGGTGCTGCACGTGCTTCAGTAAGCGCACCAGTCAATCTGAATATTCTTAACAGAATCATTCGTAACCTGGCAGGGAACCATGCCGAGTTTGTGACTACTGTATTGTCTCCATCCCAAAACTATGGAACCAACAGTATTCAGCGTTCATACATTGCTTATGGTCATACTGACTTACAGCAAGACATTGAGGCGATTCCTGGCTACACTAAAGTTACTGACTATGGTCAGATGACTAAGGTTGACGAGAATGAACTAGGCAGTGTGAACAACATTCGCTTTGTACTCAGCCCTGACTTCCCCAGGTTTATCAATGCTGGTGCTGCTGTTGCTGCAACTGGCAACGTTTCCACTGGTGGGGCATTTGCTGATGTATACCAACTGTTCGTTATCGCCAAAAACGCATGGGGCCACACCAGCTTCAGAGGTATCGATGCGTTTGATCTGAGCCATATTCCTGTCAGTCAAAAAGACAAGTCTGACCCAACAGGTGAGCGTGGTTATGTTTCTGGCACTTTCTACGATGCAGCCGTTGTAACAAATCATGGCTGGATGGCAGTAGCAGAAGTGACAGCAAGCGGCCTTACTGCCTAAGTTAAGTAAAGTAGGGGGTTCGTCCCCCTCTTTATTACTAACTAATTTTAGAGAGGAATTAAAATGAATGGACGTAGATTTCATGGCGTAACGATGAATTTCGCCAATGCTGGCATTGCTGCAGGTTCAACAACAACCTTAACGAGTGGTGCAGCTACAGCAGGTATCATAGGTGGCAAGTTCGTAGTGCCAGTGGCAGCAGCAGCTAATATTGCAGCTTTATCTGCACTGGATGCTAATACTGGACTTGCTTTCAGACCAATTCTACCCAACCAGGCCAGCGTATTTATTATTGGTCAGCCAGCAGCAGGTGGTGTCGCTTCTTTCAGAGTAGCACAAGGTTCGATTGTGCCAACTGAGGCAGGTGTAACCACAACCCCAGGCGCATTCATCAACGCACCACAGTTCCCTGAACTACCTGATGACTTCCTGCCATTAGCTTATTGCTTGGTAAGCGTTCCACCAAGTACCCCAAGCTTCACCTGGGGCGTGCAAGCCTTCACGACAGTGACTACTAAATTTGTGAATATAGGTGCAGTACCTGATAGGCCACAAATAGTATAAGTCTTTATTCAGTAAAGTAATACTATGTGATACGTTGTATCACTTACCAAAAAGCGAACCTTGTAATGGGGTTCGCTTTTTTTATGGGAGAAAGAAATGAGTAGAGGAATTATCAATACAGACGATGTTGAGGTTCAAGCCAAGAAGCTGACATTGCCTGAGTTTGGTGAGTACCACTTCGATGAAATCGAGATTGTTCAACCAAAGGAAATGATGAGTGCTGCTGAAGAAGCCGCATTCATGGAAGAACCAGTAGTGATCAACATTCAGGCCAGCGAGAACAGAAACGCAGCTACGTTTGAATATGTTGGGCATCAAGGAATATCGCAATATATTCGCCGTGGTATCGATCAGTGCGTGAAGCGCAAGTTTGTTTACTCGCTGCTTGCTGCCAAGGCTACTCAATACGCTTGCGACTTTGGCAAGAATGGAAGCCGTGAGTTTAATGTGCTGAATGGTCAGGGCAAGGTAACTCATGGAATTACATTGAGACACGACCCCAATCCAAGGGGCGGCATGAAATGGTTTTCTGAAGTTCAATCCAATGCCTAAGAAGTTTTAAGGTAATCGTACTCTGTTGCTGTTGTGACAAGGAATTTACCTTGTTACCTATTACCGAAAGGAAGTAATCATGCCTGATTCAATTTATCGTTATATCAATGCAATTCCAGACAAGCGCACTGTGACTGCATTAACAAAAATCTTTCAGACGATTTTCCCATCTGACCCAACAGTTAAGATCATAACTGCTACTGGTGCAATAGCACTGACTACAGCGTTACATGCTGGCAAGACTGTATTGCTCAATTCTGCTGCTGGTGTTCCTGTGACTGTGCCTCCTGCTACTGGCAGTGGCAATCAGTTCAGAATCGTTCTTGGTGTAACAGTTACCACGCCATCGACGACAATCACAGTGACAGGTAGCACGCTGTCAGGGATTGCAACATTGGTTTCCACTGCAACAGCCAACTTCAACGCTACAGCACCTAACAGCATTATTACGCTGAATGGCAGTACGTCTGGCGGCTTTGTTGGTGATGAAATCTTGCTGACTGATATTGCTGCTGGTGTCTATCAAGTCAGGATTCTTGCCAAGGCTACAAGCACTGCAATTTCACCTTTCAGTTAATGCAAGCCTGTACGCCTTCTCAAGAGGGCGTACTAACTTGTACTAAGGAAAAACTATGAATCGACTTTCGATGGCGAAGCGACTGGCAATGGAAGCAACACGTGGGGCAGGACCACTGACGACCATAAACCAGGTATATGAAGTAGGGCGATTTGTTACATGGATAGATTCAGCTTATGAGGACATACAGATACGTTCTGCTGTATGGCAGTTCCTGCGTTTCAGTTTCTCATTCCATACCACTGCAGGGAAAAGGAACTACAACAAGGTAGAAATGGGCGTGCCTGATATGGCTTCATGGATACCTGACAGCTTTAAGTTCTACATGACTTCGACAGGTGTAAATGGAGAAATGTGGCTTGAATACTGGCCCTGGCAAGACTTCTATTACACCTATGAGTTTGGTGCAAACCAGGCCATACAGGGACCACCAAAGTATTTCACCATCAAGCCTGACAAGACTATCTCATACTGGCCTACGCCTGATGGCGATTACACAATCAGCAGCGAATACTACAGACGACCATTTGTAATGACTGCTGACGATGATGAACCAGTATTTGACCCACACCACCACATGATTATTGTTTGGCAAGCATTGATGTTCTATGCAGCCGATGCAGCCGCGCCTGAGAAGTATGCAGCAGGACAGAAAGAGTTTAACAAGAAGCTTCAGAAACTGGAGCTAGATGAATTGCCAGAATGGTTTATAGCCACATCATTGTAAGGATTCTATGAAACTCCCACGCGCAGATGAAAGATCAAAGCTGATTCTTTTTAAAGGTGGCCTTGATGTAACGACCCCACCAATCGATAAGCCGCCAGGCATGGTGATAGATGCTGCCAACTTTGAGCAAGACTTGAATGGTGGCTACAACACGATTGAAGGCTACGAGCGTTTCGATGGACACCCTAAACCCCACCTTGCAGAGTACGCGATTCTGCACACCATGCTGACAGTGCCAGTAAATGTAGGTGATGTAATCACAGATGCAACAGGCACTGTCATAGCAACTGTAATCGCCTACACACAACCATAAGGAATGTCATGCCAGTAAATGATTATTATGATTCATCTGGTACGCCCTCTACCAGTTCCAATCTATCTTCTGCCTCCATACGATCTGAATTCAAT